CTCTAGCTGATTCCTGTTCGTAAAGACGTTGGGCTGCTTCTGCTTCAGCGTTTGCTGCTCTGGCTTCCTCTTCAGCACGACACGTACCAAAGATTTGACACCAACGTAGGCAGCACTCGACCCCAATAAACTCCTCAGAAAAAGGATCAACGTAGAACGTAGGATCTACGAATTTAGAATCGTGGCGAAACATAGCAGCCCTTCGGTCTTATCTCAAGCGTAACTTGGGAGATCGCTGTTCGACATCTCGAAGAACGCAGGCATCCTGGCTCTTTGAGTTTCGATGAGTCCTTCCGCTTTACCTGCGTACATCAAGCTGTCGCTCTGGTCGAGCCAGAACTGCCTATCCAGGTACTTGTCGTCTGACTTGCCCAGGGGCTGCATCACCCAATTAATGGTTGCCTTGCGGAGGCGATCCAAACTAGGAGAAACAGTGAGGCCAAGCTCACGACATACCAAGCTATTGGTAGCGACGTGTACTTGTTCATCACGGCTGATGTCCGCAGAGATGGTTCTCAGTCCAGCGTCACCGTTGAACCGGAAGAAGGGGAGGATAACAAAGAATATGCTTCGCTCAGCCACCAGTGCTTTGAGTACGGTGTGGTCCGGATGATCTTCCCAAGCTTTTCGGAGGCGAGCTGCTTCCGCTTCTGCTTGGCTATCTGTGCCGACCGCACTTGCTGCGTATCCCAGTGCAAGGTCATGGTTCTCCTCGTCTTTGATGTTGGTGAGTAGAAGTTCACGAGCCGTTTCCGGCACCTCGGACTGTAAAGCGTCGTTGATGAACTCACCGACAGGCAGCTCCAGTTGTCGAAGTGCCAAGGCACGGAAGATTGCCTCCTCCGCCCCTTCTTTCAATTTACCGGCGGTCGTTTGAACTGGGGTCCAAGTCCGCTTACGAGCAAGCAATTTCTGATACGGGTTCATTCTGCGCAATTACAATCAGGTGCCGAATCCCCATCAAGAATGCCCGCAAGATAGGCATCAACATCTACGTCGCTAATAGCAGCGTAGGCGTCAGTTTTGTCCTGCGTATCGGACATTACTTGAAGAGAGTAATACAAACTCTTCAAGGGGGAGTTCAACCATCGTGACATAAATTTGCGGTCCATTGTTGTCATATCGGACCACCAATTCATAGAAATTGCGTGAGCCATTCCCGTGCTATCCATGAGCCGCTGCCACTCACAATTCAGCTCAAAGAATGTGTCCCAACCAACCTCTTCTGCAGTCTCAGATTTGGGGTGGAACTCATAGCTCTGGACGCCAAGAGTACTACTATCACGATCTACCTTTCGGCTAATCGGAGGTGCAATCTCAGGGGCTGTAGTAAACCCTTCACGGTCCACGTAGCGGTACGCACAAGAGGCTGTAGGGGCCACAGTGAACGCTCGGGACATCTTGTGGTCAGCAGCTACCTTGGTGGCTTCCATGAAGCCCAGCCAAAGAGCTTGAGCAATCTGACCAGCTTTGGTACCTACGGTGGCGATGCCGTGGTTGCGATTACGAAGGGCAGTAACAAACTCCCTATACGTCACCCCTTCAATGGCGAGAAGATTAGCCAGTCCAAGAACACCAAGACCAACTTGGTTATCTTTGCGGCTGTAAATTCCAGACTCATCGATCCCAGTCTTTTCGTAAAGCTCACAAAGAAACTCCATGCCTTCTTTAAAAGCAGTGGGGATGTTTCCGATCTTAGTGATCCCGAGGTTGATGTGACTGAGCAAGCAGGTGTCCCGGCTCTTCAGCAGGATCTCCTGACAAACGTTGGAGTAGATCCGCTCTCCGTTCTTGTCGTACTGCTTCTTAACAATCCACACATCACCCTTGCGGGCGGCGTCCATGATTGCTTTCAGCTTGTCGGGGTAGTTGATGATGTCAGGATCAACATTGACACAGCGCTTGAGCCAAGGAATACGAGCTCGGTCGTAATTAACAAACTCAAGAATGTCAGGGTGATCTGCGTCGCAATGAGCAACGATTGCACCGTTCCTGTACGTTCCGCCTCTGCGAAGAATCTCGTTGAACTTGGAGTAGATCTCCATGAACCCACAAGGGCCTGAAGATACCATTCCGTGGCTGTTCTTGGTACCTTTTGGACGAAGCTTAGAAAGGTGAATAGCAACGCCTGCACCATACCGAAGAGCTTTACTCGCAAAGATCCAGCTACCCTCCAAACCATCAGGATGCTCGTCCATCGTATCTTCGACGACAAACACCGTGCAGCTAATCGGGTACCTGCGAGTCGGATTCTCCAGCCAGCTCTCCACTCGACCCGTCATTGCGATTGCCGAGTTCAATTGTTGCTTCGATTTCATGTGCCAGGTCCAGTGAGCGGTTGAATGAGGTGATTACAAAATCGTTCCACTGTTCTTGATCAAGCTGAGACAGTGGTTTGAGTTCGGGATGTTTTTCATCGTCCCAAAAGAACTGGATCATCCCTTCGCCATCTTCAGTTTCCTCGTATTCAGCTTCGACGTACTGCCAAGCTTCTTGAGGAATCTGTTTCAGCATTTCATCGTAAGGCTTCATAAGTCTGAGAGATCGACGGGTTTGTAGTTTGGTCCTTTCTGTACTTTTCCGTCAACTTTGGTGAACGGGAACTTAGACCAGTTGGAAAGATACACTCGCTCAAAAACATCATCAGGATCCACGCCGAGAGTATGAAGTAGACCGTACGTGACCCATAGGAGGTCGGCGGCTTCTTTAAGAACCTGCGCACGGCTTTCATTCCGATAGGCGTACATGAGCTCGTAGAACTCTTCCTCGACGTAAGTGAGCTGCTGTTCGCGTTGCTCGTCATCAGGACTGATTAGTTGGTCCGCTTTTTGCATCCAGCTCCGTACCAATTCGGAGTTCGTAGTCAGCATCGTCAAGGACTTCTTTGTAGAGGTTGAATCGTTTGGAGTGTTCGAGGTCCCAATCTTCTGATCGTTTGATCAGTCGGTCGAGATACCATCGGGCTTTCTTGAGATCTTCAGTACCGTTCTTGTGTTGGTACCGAGTGACGTATTTAATTACGTTCCCCTCAACAAAGTCAAAGGCGTGACTTTCGATGTAATCAATGCATTCGATTACTCCTTCGTCGAAGGCGTAGTGGTGGGGTCGTATTGGATCGTTGGTGGGGTCCATAGTTGAATCTCATCAAAGGTGTACTCAGTTTCTCGAAGGATGCGGGCGAGACGTGCTTGGGTTAGTGCGTAATCAGCACCAAAACCTTTCTTCTTGTACTGCTCAACTACAGTTCGCCATGCGGCGGTCTCTGTAAACCCCTCCGAAGGGATGAGCTTTTCTGCTGTTTTCGGGCCAACCCCAGGGCAACCAGGATAGCCGTCAGTGGAATCACCGGTAAGAGTCTGACGATAGAAATAGACATCAGCGTCAAGTTGAGAAACAAGGTAGGTGTTGCCATCGTTGTCCAGATGTAACCCAGGGATCTGTTTTAGATCCTTGTCTCCAGACCAGATGATTGTTTTGTGCTGATTGCGAGTAGCCAAGATGCCAAGAACATCGTCAGCTTCCAGCTTGTGCCAGCACTCAGAAGGGTACGAAGCTTCCGCCCAACGACGAACCGGTAGATAGCCAACAGGCTTTCTTCGGTCCATCTTTTGGCGGTTTGCTTTGTAGGTAGGTTCTACTTCCTTTCGGAAGTTTTGATCGGCAGTCCAACAAAGTGTGAAGTTGTCAGCCTTTGATTGCTTGACCTTGGTTTCCACCAACTCCCTGAAAAGCATCTTTGCTTCTCTAACGGGCAAGTGAGTAGTAATGATGTCAGGACACCATTCAATTTCAACCTCAGCACTAACGACTGCTTGAAACAGCAGCATATCTGCGTCAAGCAGTAGCCAAGTCATCGTCACCTCCTGGATGGGCCTTCAGCTTATTGACCCTTCCCAAGTAATCCAGCGCTTTTATGACGCCTTCAATATCGTCCCCAAGTTTTCCAATGCCAGTGTTGCAATTATTACAAAGCCAACCTCGATGCTCATGAGTCTCATGGCAATGATCCCAATGCAACTTTTGTTCGGTGTCACCGCAGCATTCGCACGGTGTACCTAGTGGTGGCGTCTTGTGTTTCTTTCGTATCTTGTAATACGCACTGTGATGCTTACAGGCACACGACAAGCACTCAGGGCGACGCCAAGTACCGTTACGACCAAACAGCTCTAGGGGTTTTGTTTGCTTGCAGATCTTGCAAGTCTTAGTGGCACTCTGCCCAGTTGTCCCCAACTTTGTACTCCGCACCGACTTCAACACGGAATCCAAGTGCTGTTCCTGCCAAGGCAGCAGATCTAACTGCAAGTTCTCCGACTCGCTCTGCGTGTTGTTCGAGGGCTGCGAATTGAATCTCGTCATGGACGTGAGCCAGGAATGACCAATCAGTGCCGTAGACAAGACCTGCTTTCGTAAGTTCATCGAAACAGGTGATGTACCAAAGCTTGCTGATTATGGCCCCTGCGCTTTGAAGAAGGAAGTTAAGTGAGCTATGTGAGGACCGGATTTGTATCCGTCTACCATCTAAAGCCTTAACAAATCCTTCAGATTCTGCTTTATTCGTCACCGCTTCAGTCAGCTTTGCAAGAGCAGGCATATTGCGGAAGTACTTACGCTTCAGCTTCTTGCCATCTTGACCAGTAATAAGTCCAAGCTTTTCAGCTCCGGCTCCATACATCAGAGCGTAGAAGAAGGTCTTGGCTTGGTCTCGTGATGAGAGTCCTGCGGCCTTCTGATTCGCCGTGTGGATGTCACCGTTCAATACTTCATTAGCAAACGCTGCTCCATCAAGAGGCCACAAATAGTGAGCTAAACAGCGAGCTTCGATACCGCTGAGGTCCACGCCAACCTGTTTGGTGCTTCTACCTCCCCCGAGGCGGCCAGGTCCAAACAGAGCTCGGCACTCCGGTCCCAGGACTGACCTGACAGCAGGAACCTGGGCCATATTGGGGCTGACGTGGGCACAGCGGGCCGTTGCGCAGCCAACAGTAATCACACTGCCGTGAATCCTGTTGTCACGCTCGACGAGTTTCAACCAGGCGTTATTGCCTGTGCTGAGTTGACCCAAACGTTTTTGCAGCGTAAGGATCTCAACGAAATCCTCAGCTCCAGGGATCTTCGACAGAACCGTTTCATCCACCTTGGGTTTCCCCGATTCGGTGAACTCATCTGGCTTCCACCCCAGATGGTTCTGTAACACCCAAGCAATGTGGTCTCGGGAGTTGGGATTCAACTCTTTGAGACGGCACATAGTCGCCCCTTCCACATATCCTCTGGAAGAGTCTTTACGCCTTGGGGTGAAGAGCCCTCCGTCAACGAACGGGAACCGTTGTCTCAAGCGCTCGTTGAGAGTATTCAGTTGTCCATTGATCTCGCATTCAAGTTCCAACGCCCCTTGAACGTTGAAAGCAAAGCCAGATCTTTCCTGCAGGGCGACGAGACTTGCAAATCTCATCTCAAGGTCAACGGCACAAGGGATGCTGTTGGCCTTAGGTTGCAACCTGTGCCAAAGCTTAACATTTAGTTCCGTATCGCAGACACACCGCTCAGCTAGCTCGTCAGTCAGCTTGCTGAAGTCAGTTAGATCTGCGTGTTTCTTGCTGTGTCCAAGGCGGTAACCGTAAGCCTCAAGGCTGTGTCGTCCGTACATCTGGATCGGCATACCCTCCCACTTCTTTTTGAAGTCGTTATCCAAGATGTTGGGATACAGCATTCGACACAGGATCAACGTGTCAATGATCTTTCCCTTTGGCTTGAACTTTGGGTACACCTGCTGGATCGCAGGGATGTCGTACTGAATAATGTTGTGCCCGACTAGGACCTCTGCGTTTTCAAGGATCTCCAGCCACTTTTTCGGGTCTTTAAGCAGCTGCGTCTGGTTCCCCGTGTGGATTGCACAGCAGTGAATCGTAGTGACGTCCCTCACATTGAGGGCATTGGTCTCCACATCGAACGTTATCGTCGATAAAGAGCTCAAGTCGCCTGCTGTAGCAGAAGTCGAAGAAGTCTTCGAGCCTTTCGTAGGAAAGTTGATGGCAGCTGTCATTGGACTTGAAAAAGGACTGGAGATACCTCTTCGCCTTTTCGGTCACAGCAAGAGCCGTAACCTTAAGCGAGTTCATCTCCGAAACGTGGACATCAAAAGTCGGTTTCAAAAGAATCATCAAACTCAGCGGAACTTTTCACACCGCTCTCTTTAAACTCCAACATTCTGCCTGTACTTTCGCTGTATTTCACCGATCCCGATACACCACACCAGCCAGTGAATCGGTTTTTGAGCACACGGACAATAGTTCCGTTTGAGTCTCCCTGAGATTGCTGATTGCGCTCAAGCCCAATACAGATATCACTAAGTTGGCCGATAGCAGCGCTGCCGCGAAGTTGACTGAGTGAAGTTTGGGCTCCGTTCTCATGGCCTTTGTCGCCTGTAGGTCGGCGTAAGTGTGACACCAAAAGCATCCCGCAGCCTGTTTCTTCAACAAAGCTTCGGAGTTTTGTCATCGTTTGATCGATGGCTCTTCTTTCATCACCTTGGTCCAGACCTGAGACAAGAATCGATAGGTGATCAAATACGATCCAGTTGCAGCCGCAACCAGTAACCAAATGACGTATACGGTTAAGGAGAACGGTAGGGTCGAGAGAGCCAAAATGGTCGTACAGGTATAGCCTGCCCGTTCCAAGAGTCTTTTCAAAAGCGGTTTCGATTTGTCCATCGGTAAAATGACCCCGGTCAATGTGGATTGGATAATTGAGCTCCATACCGACAAACCGCCGTGCAGTGCGTCGGATGTTTTCTTCAAGAGCGACGTAGCCCACTGTTTCGTTTTGATTAGTGAGCAAGTCATACGCAATTTCTGATACAAAGGTACTTTTCCCGATCCCAGAACCTGCCGTGATAGTAACGAGCTCCCCTCGACGAAGGCCGTGAAGTTTGTCGTTTAGGAACTTGTAGGGATATTGAGCGCTCTCAATCTTGGGGTCTTCTAAGACCATCTCAAGCAGCTTGGTACCGCTGATGATCCCGTCTGGCTCGTACTCAGCAGCTGTCCACACCATCTGCATGATGGCTTTGCTGTCGCCAGCTACAAGAGCCTCGTTGGCATCTTTGTACTTTTCAATCTTGCCGATCTTTCCTACCCGTGGAGGCAGGAGCTGTACGGCTTTCTTAACGGCTTTCTGTCCGTGATCATCGTTGTCAAAACACAGGATGATCTCTTCAAACTTCAAAAGCCAATCGAGATTACTCCGAATGGATTTTTCCGCAGAGTCAGCGCCATTCGGTAGCGATACACACGGCCAGCTCTTTCGTACTGCTGCGTAGCTGAGGCAATCGTATTCGCCCTCAAAGATAACCAGCAGCTTGCCACCGTTCCACTTCTCTTGCCCGAGAAACGTATGGTCAGGATTGGAGCCGTGTTGGATAAAACTCTTGTTTGGTTTACGAATCTTGTAACCAGTGAGACGACGGTCTTTGTCGTAGATGGGCCAGAAGTAAGCCTTACTGTCGCCATAGGTACCCTTGAAGTACCCAAAGAACTTGCAATCAGTCTCCGAGATCCCCCGACTTGGGATGGCTTCATAGGAACCAATGATCGGGTCGATTTCATGGGACTCAGTTTGGACAGGGACAGACATCGGAAACGATGAGGAAGGAGAAAGGTGGTAACGACAACCAGGGGTGAAGCAGTGCTGTCCCCCATCGTCGTAGACAGCAACGTTGTCGCGTGATCCACACCGTGGGCAGTTTGATCTGCCGACAACGCGAGACATAAAAAGACCTCCAAGGGTTTACTCCCCTGGAGGCCTGGGTCCTTTCTCTATGTCCGATCAGACTATAACAGAGTCCAATCACGAGGTAGAGAAGGTCCCTCACACCAGGGGACATTGTACTTGTCGCACCAGTCGGCGTAGGAGCTTTTCCCGCCTTTACTGAGCTTTTGATGCGGTTTTTGCAGAACCATTCGGATGTCCACATCACTGTGCTGCTCTTTGAACAGCTTGATGAGCCTCCGATCTTCTGCATCGAAATAGCCTTTGACCTCAAGGACAACACCGTTGCCCAATACGAAGTCAGGGGTGTAACTCCTGGGAATCACAAGGTTGTACTTGCGTTGCTCATACTCCCAATACACCCCGTTCTCCGTGAGATCCTCTGCTACACGACTTTCAAAGCCCGAACGAAAACCGTCAGCTTGGCGTTTGCCGTACTTGTGGAATCGTCGGGCCACTTACTCAAAAGTCAGGATCTTCGCCAGACACAGTAGCAAGTTCTTGCAGATTTGGCTTGCTTTGTTTGAAGCCAGATTGCTTTGAAAAAGCTTTCGTGATGTCAAAATCACCACGGTCAGTGCCTGTGATAGTCACAGCTTTCAACACCTGAATGCCCTTAGGACACAGCCTGAGGCCTCCCTTAGGCGCTTTACGAGGGATGAACGTAGGCTTGATGGCTACGAGCACTTCAGAGCCTTCACGCAGCTTCAAATCACGAGCAATGGGTTGCAGCTCGCTATCCACCACCGGCAGTGGAAACTCCTCGTAAGACAGCTTGGCGGTCATCTTCACCACCACTGAGCCATCTTCGTTGGCTTCAAACGGAGCATCGTAGAAGCTCTTACGCCCCGTGGCATCACGCCACCAAGCACAGGCTTTGTCGTACTCCTCGCTGAGCTCTTCCAGCAGCTCATCAGCCTCTTGCACAAGGACCTTCAAACGGAAATCACAGGGCTCCCCGTTGTAGGTAGGAGTGTCGTAGAAGTCAGGGATCCACCCAGTCAGTGTTCCTTGGACTTGCATCTCGATGACGCGAAAGGACTCACAGAAAGTACCTGCGGTGCTTACGTCCAATCAGAGAGGTGTGACAGCTTTTTAAGTGACCTCTTAAGGGGTAGACAAAAGAGACCTCTCTCATTACCTTTTAAAGAGCTCTTTTAAAGAGGTTTTAAAAAGGGTCTTTTATTGTCTCCCTTTTTAAGACTGTTTTAAACCGTTTTAAAAGAGTTTCTTTATCGCCATCTTAAAAAGCACTAACAATGACTTCCGAAGAACTTAGTCAGTATCTCAATGAAGATATTGAACTAGTTGAACAAGCACTTAAAAAGCTTGAAGCTGAAGGGTTAGTTGAAAGAGTTGAATTAGAAGACGAAGATAAAGAAGAAGCTACAAAAGATGATTACTACGATCCTTCTCTGTGGGATGAGAAGTGATGCCTATTCATCTTGATGATGGTGTAATTGGCTACACAATGGCTGATATTCTTGAGTTGCTTGAATACCCAAGGCAACAACTCAAACAGCCTCTTTGTGAGCGAGATCGTGACTACTGGGAAGGCTACATGGAAGCGGTGTACGACCTATTCCCGGAAGCACTTGAGATCCTTAATGAGCTGGAGGGAACTGAAGCTTCTTGAACTTTTCTACTGCATCACCAACAGTTTCATCATCGCTGGTGTCATCAGACACTGGAACAGCAACTAAATACACAGACGAAGAACTAGACGCAATGTGCGACAAAGCTCTTCGTGATGAGATCATCAAAGCTTGTGCTTGTGCGTATTGGGAGAACGAGAGGTTTAAAGACTCTCTCATTGACGCCCCAGAGCGCCTACAAGCCGTGTTTGACGTGATCTTGGGGTATACCCACCAGTTCGGTGTTCAAGAGGTCTTACAGAGGCTTGTAGACCCCTCTCCTGCTACGGTTGATGGTTAACCTTTAGACCAAGGAAAGTCGTTGGACTCATCATCCTCGTAAAGAGATTCAAAATCTCCTTCTTCGTTCATGAAGAAACAGCGGCTTTCTTTGATCTTTTGGTAGTCCTCTTCTAAGAGATCAGCAAATGCACCGACTAACGACTGGCACATCCCTGCTTCTAACACTGATTTGTGTAGTACGGACTGTGCCTCAGCCACTGCAACAATTCGCTCTGGCTCATCCATCCACACCAATTCCTGTTCCTCATCTGACTCCTCACACTCCAAGAACTCAAGCGCGTGATTGGCTCGACCTTGTAGCACCTTCATTCGAGCCATCAGAAGCGGTACATACTGAGCAGCCACTTGTTTAAGCGGTGCGTAGAACTTCTCCTTGGCGTTGGCTGGGACTAGCATCTTTGAAGACAAGTCTCTAAAAGGCAATCTAAGTGGAAATACCTGGGACTACTGCTTTGTGCCCCGTGGCGTGATAGTAGTCCCCTTTCTGCTATTGAGTCGCATTCTCAATAACCGAACCCAGTCTTATTGCTATTGAGAATCGTTTGCAATAAGACCTAACTCATACTCATTCCGGGTTAGCCCTACTGATATTGCAACTCATTCTCAATAACTAAATACAATTAAAAGGCCCCCAAGATGGGAGCCTGTTAGGTATATCTATTGGGCTCTTAATAAACCCAGAAGCGTTACAACTATTGGGAGAAAGAATAGTCCTACGGAAATGTAGAGCTCTTTCATCAATGCTCTTTAAACGCAATGATATAGTCTCGGTTATATCTTGAACACAGCTTGCAAGTCTTACAAGTTGCGCTCTCTGTATATTGTTCAGGGCAAGGAATGACCTTTACAGGCTCTGTAAGATCTTCAGTCGAAACTATTTGTAAGGGTTGTTTGTTGTCTTTAATCGCTCTCACTGCAAAGTCAAAAACAGTTGTATTTGTTATAACTACATCACAACCCGTTGATTTATAAAAGGCTGCATCTTCTATTGTTTCGGTTGAAATATTAATAACAAAGCCAGGTTGTGAGAATCGCTTGATTGAATCAACGTTAGTTTTACCGAACGTTTTGTCAGTGTGCCAATGAGTGTAGGTGTAAAGACTTACGTTTGTGTTTGTCGTTGCACACTGCAGTTGGTCTAGTTTCACTACATCTAGAAGGCCTCCGTTGATTGTTGGAAGGTCACCTGATACGTTGTGACGGAATAGAGAGCCAGACTTTAGTTTCTCTATTTGAGAGAGAAAGCTAGGCCAGTCTGTTCCTCTAGTCCCTTTGTTAACTTTTGCCCAATGCCAAGACTGAGGCCCCTTCTTTGCATAGCAAACGTGATAGAGGCCACAAGTCAAAGGGCAAGAGTCTGCACTGGTGGTAGAAGCAGGCAAGCCGCCTAGTTTCTTATTAGAGCTCTTTGTGGTGAGATGGAAGGTTGTCATGATTAGAAAGCTCCGTCAAAGAGAGTAGAGAACAGGTCATCTAAACAGTCATCTAACTGCTTTCTTTGCTCTTCAGTTAGGTTTGGATCTTTGAGCTTTTGCTCTAGTTTGTCAGCGAATTTGAAAGCCTCTTTAGGACTCTCAAAGTTAATCTCAGCCCAAGTGAGGTCGCTTGCTTTAATTTCGTGGGTGCTCATTGTTCGTCATCCTGTAGAGTTTCGAGTTCTTCTAGTTCCTGTTGTGCCTCATCCCACGCAATCTCTTGAGCTAGAGCCCAATCAGCGTAAGCATAAAAAGCAGAGTCGTTGTGAGGGTTAATCATCTTTCAAAAGGTCAGTTTTTAACTCGTTAAGGATTAGGTCTACAGCTTCCTTTGCTGTAACTCCTACGGGCTCTATTGTTTCTTTGTCAAAGTAAAGAAACCGGAAACCCTCAGCTAACAACAACGCAAGCATTTGTTGAGGTGATCTAATGTCAGCCCTTGAGTAGCTTCTGATTAGTTCCTTTTGTAGTTGTGTGAGTTTCATTGATTAGAGAGAAAGCAAACAGCAGAGACAGCAGCGAACAGAACACACAGCCATAGGTTGGTTGAGCTTACTGCTAGAACACAGGACAAAAGGGCGATAAGTAACAGCATTAGTACAACTCCGCAGGATCGATCTTGATGCCGTACTGGTTCACAGCTTGATAGCCAAGAGCTGCAATGGTGCCAATATCACCCGGTAGCAGCGTCTTAGTTTTAGAGAGCCTGCAAAGCAAGATTGCTTCCTGACTCAACGGATAAGCCCGAGTCATTCCGAAATGGTTCTCGAGCTTGAATCGGATGTTTCTCATTGGATTAAAGAAAGGAAAAGGAAAAAGCCAAGCAAGATGCCTGACGAGAGCCAAGGTAGATCCTGAGACGGACCCAGCCCAGGAGTTCAGTAACAGTTGTTTACTAAAGTTTTGTAAAGAGTTCTCAGGATCAGTAGAAAGCTCTGTAAGCCGCTGTGAGGGCCTTGTGAGGTTGTTTAGGTGTCAAAGGGTGTTGAAGGGTTTTAAAGGGTCTTCTAGGGCCTCCTAGAGGCCTCTAAGAGCGTCCTAGTTCCTAGTTAGTTGCGGCCTCGAGCGCGTGAATATATACCGATAACTTTTGCTTATCATTTGTCGCCACCTATTAGCTGCACTTATCAATCCCTCAAAACTTCCCCAAACTCATAACGATTTCGCCTTAAGACCCCTCGGACAGCCATTTATTGCGACTGAGAATCATTATCAAGGCGGATTAAAGGCCCCCCAGGGGGTAACGGGCCGGGGCGTTAACGCTAACTAGTGCTCAAAAATCTGAAGCAAAAACCTTTCACCCCTTTCAAAAATAAAAAAGAGGACCCCTTAGGACCCTCTAAAACTCTCCCTATCGGGAACATTTAGTATTGCTAAAACCTTTTAGAACTTTTTAACACCGCTCGGGATTATTTCTTAGACCGGTTATACTCTTTAGACACAACCCGAAGGTTCTTACGCCCGTTGTTTTTGGGATTACCGTCCTTATGGTCTACGTCCTTGCCTTTGAGGTTGTAACCAGCCTTAGCGAGCTTCCTACGAGCCTTATTACGGCTACTACGGTTCTCCCGCTGTTCTGGCGATGAGTGGTAGTTGTCGTATTCCTTACGGTAGTTTCTAGCCACGGCTACAGCCAAGTAAGAGCTTTACCAATAGTAGGTAATTCTTTACAAAAGATCTCTTTTGCTTGTTGAGCAATAACCATGTGTTCCATCTGAGTCCCGTTTTGAGACCTTAGATCGATGTAGTGAATCCAACTACGGATAGAACCAGCCATATACATTTTGGTTGGAGTAGCTAGGGGAAGGATGTCTCTAGCTGTTTCTTTAGCTATACCGTTAGAAACCATTTCTCGATACAGGTCTGTTGATTCTTCAAACAGCTGTTTAATCCTTCTGTAGTACAGCTGAGTCTTTTCAGAGTTGAGATCATCAATAGAGTTTTGTCTGTTTTTCAGGTCTTGTCTTCTGAGGTGAGGAACATAGGGATATCCAAGTTCTTTGACATCTGCATATCGCTGAGAGAACTCTTGAAACGAGAACGATCTGTGTCTCAGGATTTGTGCAGCAATAGATCTTGTGGTGTTGATCTCCAGGACCATATGACACATCTCAAAAGGAGACCAGTGTTTATGGGTAATTAGGTAGTTAATTAAACGTTCGTTGTTGTTATTACTTTCTTGATTACTAGGATTACTAACCCTAGCCATGTAAACAATGAGTTCTTCTGCCTTTGGAGTAACCGTAACTAGTTCAACAGTACTCATGGTTTTTAGAGGCTTTTAAAGAGGCACTTAAAGATAGCAGCAGAAGAACCTCTTTAAAACCCTTTTTAAACCTTCTCTTAAAACGATAACAAACGTTATCAATAAGACAACAGTAAAAGACCCTTTTTAAAAGAGCTCTTTAAATACTTTTAAATACACTCTAAGCACGGCTGTCAAGAGCGTAAGTCGTTGAGGGGTCCAGTTTTAGAGGTGGCTGTTCTTGACGTAAGCACTTAGAGGGGTGGTTAACCTCTGGCTGTTCTTGGCGTAAGACCCACCGTGTGGATTGGACCAAACAGAGAGAAATTTCAGATCCACCTAGAGCTTGACCGCAAGGTGTATTGGAACTTGGTGATTGAAGCAGCAACCAAGGAACAACACCCCGAGGAGTTCCTAGAGGCGTATCTCAAAACAATGTGGAACTCTGGTGAGCCTTTAATGTCCTGAGAGGCCCCTAGAAGCCCCAGGAAGGCCCCTCTAATCCCTTTTAGGTACTCTGACCCCTAAAAGGTTTTTCAGGGGCCTTCTAGGCGATTCTGAGTGGACTTACGAATCGAGCCAGTTACAACCGCCTATGGATGCCATAGAGGCTTTTTGAAGGTCTTCAAGGCTTGTTGCGTATCCAATGGCATCAATAGAGAGGCCACCATCGCCTTGGATAAACTTTCGTTCCAGTTCCCACTGTTCAGCCAAACGAGCGTCCATAGCTTGCTTTTCCGTTTGAGCCATGGACTCCGTAAAGTACTGCACAGCCATTGCCAAAGCGTCTAAGCGGTCGTCATGCCGGATACTGTTCTTCTCCTTAGTAATACGGGTGAGCTGGAAGAAGAGCTGGTATTGGGAACGAGTTTCGCTTGGATAGCACTCAGTGGAGGCAAGGTCTTGAGTGACTACGTCCGTGTCAACCATCAACCGGTGTTGATTAAGGACAGGCTCAAGGGTGTCAATAATCCTGACTTCCTTTTGTTTTGTGTGTCGGACCTCTTCAATAGAGCAGGGGTAAATCACGCCAAGGTAGCGTTTGAGAAGCTCCGAGAACATCCCGAGGCCGAGGTTGCTTTCGACCAATATTTGTTTGACCTTGAACTCTTTAGCGATAAGAGACAGCTTTTTCAGATTCGGTTCGCTGTAACCGCCTCGAAGTCCACCGCTAGCGAGAAGGAAGAGGTTACCGTTCAAGTAGGCGACTACTGCGTAACCGAGCTCGTCAGAGCCGCGTCCAGAGGGGTCAACACTCATGACAACCCCGGTGTAATCCAGAAACTCAGAGCCAATCTGGGCAGGCTTGTAGAACAGATCGCCGTGAAGACCAACAGAAGGAAGGTCTAGGGCTTTATCGCCGTTAGCCATCCACACGACCTTATCTGGGCCTTTCTCGCGGTTTAGGCGGAACACACAAAGGTCTTTGAGCTTGAGGGGAAATCGCTCCTCGTCGCTTAGGGAGATGTCGAGGAGGAACTGGAGGTTGAACGTTGAACGTCCAATAGAAAGCTGTCGAGCTTCTAGTTCTTCCCAATCAAAACGTTTAGGGTCTACAGGATGTCCAGCAAGGCTTTTGTCTTCTTCTAGATCTGTAAGGATCTTGGGTGCTAAGCGGTCTCCGTAGTAGTTCTTAAGCTTCTTTGCAGTGGGGTATAAAGCAGGCCAGATCCGGCAGGAGTAACCAGCTAGCTCAAGCTTTGCGTAAATACTGTCTTGGGTGTGAGGGGTTCCAAGGAACACGATCTCACCACCAGGCTTGATCACCGAGTCAAACTCTTTAATCGACTCCCGTAGCTTGTCTCGGATCAGTTGGGTTTCACAGGACTGGGGTGTTTCAACGTCATCAGCAACGATGAGATCAGCACGGCTTCCAGTGATTTGACCGAAGATACCGCTTGATCGGACGCTGGGGCTTTGGTCTGGTTTTGCACCGTAGACATCAAACGCAACCTTGCTAAACCGCTGGGTATCGCTTGGAAATAGATCTTTGACCATGAACCAGTTCCGAAGCAGGTCATGGCAAAACACACTGAACGCATCTGCACGGTCTTGAGCTGCAGAGATCACCAGCACCTTAGTGTCTGGGTTTCTCCGTAGCCTCCACAGGACGTAACCAGCTGTCAGGAAGCTTTTACCGCAGCCCCTGTACGCCATGATGATCCGCCTGTCAGGACCGTTCTGCAGGTAGTCAGCAAGTTGATACTGAACCGGTGTGGGGCTTGGTAGACGAAGGTAGTGCCAAAGGTGAGTAGCAAAAACAGGAAAACTTTCTACAGCTTCCTGGATAAGCTTTTCTGTTTGTTTATTCGGCCTTGGCATCGTGAGCCCATTTAAATACTTGGCTCAGGTTATTCTGCAGGATCAAATTCATTCTTGTTAACTCAAGCGTCATTTTCTCCAGGTCTTCCCTAGAGGCGTTTGGAATCTCTCGCCGTATCCTCTCTACCCTTAGGGATTGCTCTAAGGAGAGATTGAGATTGGGCATAGGAGGCAATTCATCCATTGTTCGATGACAAACTCACGCTCCTCACAATAGTCAGGACGGCTTTTAAACCACATTCTCCAGTTATTACTTCCTTTTTCGTGGTTACAACGGCTGCAAGCGGGAACAATGTTAGTGGCTAGATCCTCTCCCCCTTTGGTTTTGGGGTGGATGTGATCAAGAGTCAGCTTTTCACTTTTAGTGCCGCAGTAGGCACATTTACAACCGAACGCATCTTTGATTGATTGTCTCCACTGCTTGACTGCTTCTCGTCGCTGTAGCGCTTGGAGGTTAGCCATAGCTGCATCTGGCGTTAAATACACAAAACCCCCAGATGGCGAGTGAATCACCATACTGGGGGCCTTGGTTGGTACATATAGGGTTTGTGTCCCTATGCACCAATATAGCTTCTAACCTTTTTGATATCTACCTCTGGGAGTGCAGAAATCATCTCGGAGATAGCGCTAACGTCACCACCGTTAAGGGCAGTAATACCTTGATCCTTGAGGAACTTAATAGCGTTAGCAAGGTCAGAAGCTTTTACGTCATCACGATTCAGTTGATCAATCAGTTTCGTAGCCACCAAACGGTGTAGCGAATACAGATCGTCTTCTGATGCGAGACCTTCTGTCTTATTTAGAGACTTTTTTGGAGAAGCTGCCATACAAAACACGGAACGCCTTCAACCCCAATTGTACGAGGCTGTTTTCTTTAAGTTTGGATGCACCAACCAGTTCAGACAGAACAAAAGCTAGTGACCACAATGCTGCTTGCACAGCGGGATCAGTAAAGTCCATGGAAATTAGGACGGGTTCTCAATCAAAATAGCCCACCCAGAACCTGGACCTTCTACTTCCCACCTTTTGTTCCAATTTTTCTGGCTATAAACCACCTCTTTACCTTTGCTGTGATTGGTATAGCCTCCACGGACCATATCGGCTTCACCATTAGGGTCGTGATGTATCCAAGCACCGGTTTGATACCCAATAACAACAGAGTAGTGTCCGCCCCCGCTAGGAGCCCCTACAGGGCCTTTGTGTAGCCAACCGACTACAACAGGCCTACCCGCGTCTAACTCGCGTCTGAGGAGCTCTGGGGAGCCGTTCTGAATGAATTTAGCGCGTAGTCCAAGGTACTCAAGGGTGTCAAGCTGAGCTTGGCTGTTTGTTGAGTCTCCGTAGCGCTTTCTAATCCGGTTGTATTCGTCGTCGTTCTTTACTTTGCCGTAGTACCTAGCTACCATGGCGCAGCTAGAGCTAAAGCACTCACGCCAGCCAGTACCACTTGCGTTATCAAGTTGATATTCATACGGGACTTTGAGAAGTACTCCGTGTTGATTATTAGGAAGAGTATTTTTAGGTCCTGACCGCCAAAGATCAGAAAACTTTGCCAAGATCCCTTCAGGAATATGATCCTGCAAGAAATCAAGAGCAAAGTTTTGGTGATCCTGGTTGTTGTAGTACTTAGCTACGTCACGAAGGGAAATTTCGTCCATTGATCAGGATCCGATCGAGCTTTGCATCAATATGCTGAACCTGCTGATCAATCCTGTCAATCATCGGCATCAGGTCGTCCTTTCGAACAAAATCTCGATGCACAGTAATTTCAACAGTGTCAATACGGTGGTCAAGATCTCCTAGCTTGCGAGTAGACCAAGCAAAGATACCGCCTCCCACAGAAGCAGCACCAAGAACTAGGGAAAGGACGAATGCTGGGTCCATTAGATTTTGTATTTTTGGCCTACTTTTCTAGCCCGCTCTTTTAAACGAGCACCCGCAGGAGTTTGAGTAAACCTTTCCCAAGCTCGTTTAGATACTGCATCAGGTTCCTGAGGAGGATCTATTTCAATTGGACGGATCTCAAAACTAGGACTACCAGCAATTTTGGTGCCTTTGTCCTTCTTCATTCCGTAGCCGCTTTTGCTTTTCATTTCTTGGGAACGCAATTGGGAACGGGTTTACCGCCTTTCTTCTTCATACCAACCATTTCGTAACCCTTCCAGCAGGGTCCTTTCTTCTTGTCAGCCATTAGCGTTCTCCTTTCATTTTGGTGTTGTAGGTCCGACCACGCCAAGTAAATGACTTTTCGCCAGCACCCCGAGCTTTAGAAAACGCTTGGTCAAAAGACTGAGCACGAGTCATACCCTCTTGAGGATTTTTAGGACCTTGTTGAGGTTTATAGTCACCACGCTTCCGAGCTTCAGTCAAAGTACCACCAGCCGTAGGGCGAGGTTTAGAAACCTCATAAGCAGCTGCTGCAGGGCCGAAACGACGCAAAGAACTCATGACGTTCATCACATCACTAAGGATGCTCAAACCGGAACCCTGAGGGCTTCTAGCAGCTCCTGAAGGGGTCACAGTACCCGGCATATTGGCCCGAGGAAGCCGAGCCGTTTGAGTGGGACGAGAGCGACCACTAGGAGTCCTAGTACGTCCACCTCGTTGAGTAGCTCCTTGGCCTTCAGGAGCGTAGCGACCCGCGTTACTACGAGTTTGGCCTCCGCGTTTGATGGGCATTGGTTTACTTAGTTTTATAACCTTTTTTCATCTTGCCATCTTTTGAGCTGTTGTGTTTGGCAAGTTGCTGAGCTACTTCTGGTTTCTTAGCGTAGAGGTACTTACGCTGTTGTTCGGAGGCGAACGGCATGGGACCTTTAAAACTGTTCTTTACCCAGCTTATTGAATACTTTCTTAATTGGATTATTGATGAGTGGAGAACCGCAAAAACAACTGCAAATTTAAATGAAGAAATACGCAAATACAAAGAAACGACTGAAGAGTTATACCCTCAGCCGCAAATAGAAATTAAGGAAAATGGCGTTTTTGGAGAGAAGGGTTGGTATATCGAAATCTCCAACCCAGCGTTCAGCGACCCTGACCTCGATAAGCCTTCTGACCCCGTTTAGGCTTGCTGTTCTTGCTAGACCCTTGGGTAGTCTGCTTCGGCTTAGGGGGTAGTTTGACGGGCTTACCGTTAAGAGTCTTTCTTACCACGGCACTCCAGAGGCTTTAGTAGGTGCAAGCTTCTCGTCAATCTGTGCGTCAAGAGCTGCGTCAATTTCAGTGACCTTTTCGTCACCACCAAGCTTTTCTTTGACCCAACCAATTACAGTGTTTTCGTCGAGATCGGGATACGGAATCATCGAAGCAGGATCAGGAGCTTCCAGTCCAACAGAACCATAAGCACCAGCTTGCTCACCATCCTTATAGCGAGTCACGGTGTAATGAACAGTAAAAACTGCGCCGTCCGAAACGTTGCGCTCCATACTGGCAACTTTCCAAGTAGTAAAAGGAAAGTCAATTCCGGGAGTAGTCATAGGTGAAACTTGTTTCTGAATTAGTTTAAAAGGTTTGCAACCAATTGGAAATGGCCGGTTGCCCGCCTAGTGAGTAGAACTACTAGGCAATGCCAGCATCATTTAGACGCTGCTCAAGGGTTTCGATGCGCTCCATTGCTTCCTGTAGCGCCTTGACTGCCTTCATGTAGAGCACCGAATAGTTGACGCTCTTGGTGACGGTGCCGAGGTCGTTGCCGTCTTCGTCGCGATCAGGAGATTCGCTGACAAGACCAGGGGAGACGAGTTCAACTTCTTGGGCGACAAGACCGATTTGGGTGTGGGTCTGACCTTCCTTAAGGTTGTAATTACGAACTTGGAGAGCCTTCAGGTCATCCCATTGGGAGCTTGCATCAACGATGTTCTCCTTCAGCTTGATGTCAGAGAGAGCGCCGTAGGAGTTGTTGGTGTTGACGACGTTGCCGTTTGAGTAAACAACAAAGCAATCTGTACCAGACCCAAGGCCGGTGGAACTGTGCCTACCTTTATATAGAAGATTGGTCGTGCCAGCAGAAGAGCTAGTTTCTGCGCTGATAACAATACTCCCGGTGCCGTTATAAGTAGAGCGTCCCGTACTGTCAATCCTCATCCGCTCCGTCGGGCTGTTCGCTCCGTCGGCAGTAGTGGAGAACACTAGTCTTGACGGATGATCGCCCGTACCAGCTGCGGCATCTGCAAAACAGAAAATGTGAGCAAACTCAGCAGAAGCGTTATCACTAAAGATAACGCCACCAATAAAATCATTGGCGATAATGCCAGAAGCAGCTTGACTTCTTCCAAGTGCAAACGTTGCGCCACGGGGATTCCCGCTGCTGTTGCCGACTACCTGCAGAAGAGCATTGCTACTGTTAAAGTTTGCATAGACACTGCCGCTAAGCGCAGTAGACGTACCAACTAACAACCTGCCGGAGCTGTCGATACGGGCAGCCTCTGCGGTGTTAATCTTGGCAATGAACGGAGATGTCGCGGCGGCTGCATCGATTTCCAGTGCGCTGCCAGGCGACGTCGTGCCAATCCCTACCCTGCCATTTGCGTTAATACGCAATCGCTCCAATGGTTCCCCAGAGCCTACGTTTGTTGAAGTCTTAAATAGCAGATTAAAATCTCGGTTAGTTACTGTTGTCGATTCAGTATCAATTACCGCTTTAATTCCAGGTCCATCTCCAGCCGATGATCCCCCATAAAACTCAATACGCCCAGTAGAGGCATTATTGCCACCACTTGCAGATGCACCGATTCGAAATACTGGTCCTGTTGTTTTACTTAAATGTAAGTCAGCTGCAGGGCTACTAGTCCCCAGACCCACCTTCCCGTCCGATGTGATGCGGAGGCGTTCGTTGCCACCAATTTCATTGCCACTGCTATTGGTTCTAAAAACAATCGGATGAGATGTAGTGGTCTGAAGGACTAATCCGCCGGTCCCAAGAACATCGGCATTTGCGGTAGCGAGAAGATCGCCGGTTACAGTTCCAGATCCACAATCAAGAGCGTACTTGGCAGTTGTTCCACCACCTCCAATGCTTTTTACACTAAAAAGAGCGGTTTGAGCTGCAGCAGTTTTTTCAACACGGACATCCCCACTCGCATCAACAAACAACCGCCCCTGACCATTAGTCGAGATGGCTACTTGGTCTGCGCCAGGAGAATAAATACCGGTGTTATTGTCAGTGGTAAAACTAAGGATTGGGGCGGCGGCAGTACCTAAGCCGTTTGCCTGTATTTGCCCGCTGGACGTGATACGCATCCGCTCCGTCGCTGCAGACGCTCCGTCCGCCGTCGTAGAAAATACGAGGCGGCCTGGGATGTCAAGATCACTAGAACTTGCACCATCGCTGAAACAACTAATTTGTGCGTAGCGGGTATCGGTAGCCCCCGACTTAAAACGAATACTGCCAATCTCGGTGTCGGCAGCAGTTGGTCGTGTGCCGCGTCTGATGTCGATGAGACCCTGCGCAGTGCTATCGCTGGACAAACCCTGCACAATGAACTTTGCCGCACTTGTGTCAGAAGACGTGCCCACCAACAACCTGCCGGAGCTGTCGATTCTGCATCGCTCATTTGCTCCCGTAAAAAACAACATTGCATTAGCACTATGCGCATATCTAATCCGACCTACATCTGTATCTGCATTATCGCCAAAAGCAAGTGTACAGTCTGATGCATTAAGGGACTTGATTTGAATTTCAGATGCGCCCGATGAATTCTCTACATCCAGCAAAGCGTCAGGACTCGTAGTGCCAATTCCGACGTTGCCTCCGTTCGGCTGAATAGTCAGGTTATATGTTGTTGCAGTTCCATCAGCTCTTTGCGCTTGGATGTAACCAAGTCCAGCAGTTGTAGCGCCTACTGCTAGACCATAGGTTTGCAAACCTACGCTATTACCGAATAATGCTGCTGGTCCAGACGATCCTGAAGAACCAGCCGCCGGTACTGAAGTTGAACCAAGCCCCACTGTTAATCCAGCGCTTGGAGCACTAGTCCCCAGACCCAACCTGCCTGTCGAGATAATAACAAGGCTGTTGGACGGTGCAGAGCCGTTAAAACTTACTGCAGGTGAACCAGGAGAACCGTTTGTTCCGTTGCCTTTGAATTGAAGTTCGCCGGTTGACGTGATGCGGAGGCGTTCGGTGCCTCCTGCATTCGCAACCAAGTCATTTCCAATTGCACGAAGTGTGACTGTATTGTCTGCCGTAGTAGTTCCGTCTTTTAGACCAAAACCACATCCTGTCGCTGTTGATTGGAAGGCAGCAACAATGGTGTCATCGACGCCATCAACAACAAAACTACGCCCAGGATTTGCAATGCCAACGCCAACCCTCCCACTCGCATCAATAAACAGCCGCCCAGTGCTATTAGTCGAGATGGCTAGTTGATCTGCGCCGGGGGAATAAATGCCAGTATTTAGGTCACCAGTAAAGGTGATCGACGGGGTAGCTTGCGCACCACCAGCGGCACTAAAAACGCCGGTAGTTTCAACCGTCTGACTGCCAAAGTCTGGGTCGATCTTTGTGCCAGCAATCGCAGCAGAAGCGTTTACTTTGGCGTTAGTTACTGCACCGTTAGCAATCTTAGTTGTGGTGACGTTACTGTCGGCAATCTTTGCAGTAGTGACTGCGTTATTAGCAATATCACCAGCAATAATGGTGCCGTCTGCGATCTTGTCAGAGGTAACAGAATCGTTAGCCAGTTTTGCAGTGGTTACAGCTGCATCATTGATTTTTGCAGTGGTTACTGCTGAGTCGTTGATTTTGGCAGTAGTAACGTTGCTGTCAGTGATCTTGGCAGTGGTTACTGCGTTGTTAGCCAGCTCTGCAGTGTCGATAGCACCGTCAGTAACAGCAATCGTGATTTGACCGCTAGCAGGGCTGTCGTCGGTGATTGTGATTGCGTTACCAGCAACAACGTTACCGGTCAAAACATCGTCAATTTTGCTGTCTACACGAGCTTCAATAGCTCCGGTAGTGGCTGCGTGAGCGTTATCAGAGACCCAAGTCTCAGTACTACCAATAAAACCACCAAGAGCCTCAAGGTCTCCAGTACCTGTGATCAAGCCACCGTAAAGGTCTGAGAACTCTTGTAGAGCAAAACGGTTTTGTTTGTCAGAGTTGTTAAGGTCTTGAGCAGTCAGCGTAGAGCCAGCAGTGAAGCTCACCGTGGCGTCTGTGATGCTGGTAGCACGGCTTAGAACAACCGTTGCACCGCTTACTGCACTGTTAAGGACAATTGCGGTCCCAGCAGCGTTGAACGTGTAGTCAGTGGTAAGCGTTTGAAGCGTACCGTTGACGGTTACAGAGATATCACTTTGACGAAGATACTCAATGGCGTTGCCATCACTATTCGTCAGAGCAAAGGTCGTACCAGATGCACTGGTGTAAGTAACAGATGCAAAAGCCATTAGCGGGTGCCTCCTGCAAGGCGGTTTTGAATAACAAGTTGTTTCATTTCTGCGGGAGCTTTGTAGCGTTGATCAGGAAGATCGCCCATTAAGAATTGCTCCTTGGCAATACTTATGAGTCTATCAACCTCTCCTTTAAGAATCACTCGTCGCATATTCTGTTCACGGTCCCAATTAGGATCTTGAACAAGACCGTAAGCAGGAGGCAAGCTACCACCCATACGGAACGGAGAATCAACAGAAGGATACTGGGTGTAGCTCTTGCTAGTTACAAGATCTTTTAAATACCCGTAAACACCTTTATAGGTTTTATCAAAAGTAGGGTCATAAAATTCAAACTCAGAATTAAGAAAATGATTAAATTGATTCAAAGTTGAAGCGTTAATACCAACCCCATCGGAGTTAAACAAAGTAGTTCTGGGAGGCGGAACTAAGTTGTAAACCATCTCCTTAGCCACAGGATCGTCTTCTAGTTTGTCCGGGAACAACCAGTAGCGACCAAGAGCAGCTTGAATGGGATACCACTTACCAGCGTGGTTAGCGTTGACTGTGGCTCCTGGTTTGCCGTACCAAAGGGCTTTACGCGAATCAGAGCGGAACTCAGGATCTTGGTTAATTGCGCTAGCTACGGCGTCAGCAATAAAACCAACAGGGCTGTACTCAGCAGCAATACCAAAGCTTCCAAAAGCTGAATCAACAATGGTGTTACCAATGTCAGCCATGTTGATGCCTTTTTCGCCTAGCTTTCCTCGTTCATAGAAACCTTTACGAGCAAACCTAGTGATTGGGCTTGCAGGTTTACGAGGATCAATACCTTGAGCAGCAACCTTACGAAGATTGAGATAAGGATCACCAACCTTGGCTACAGAATCGGAGATCAGTTTTTGCATCCGAGATACATCACCAGTACCTGCGGTAGTTAGAGCCTTTACAACGCGATCAAAACCAGCAATTGCAGGTGTTTCAAGAATGGTGTTAGCAAGAGCTGCCACGGTTAAAGCAAAAGCACCTGAAGTGTCTCGACCTGGAGCAAACTCTTGAAGATCTCGAATGTTGGCTTGGAACGCAATGGTGTTACCGATAACAGGTAGATACCGGTAAGGAAGCATCATTCCACCAATTTTCCAGGTGTAAGGATCCCGTGCCCCTTCAGTTTCCCTATAGGTGTTTTCAAGACCTGCAGTGATGTCTTGGTTTCCGTCTCGAACAAGGAACCAAGCAAGAGCGTTGACACCAGCCGAAAGAGCCAAAGCACCTTGAGCTCGAATACGAACTTTAGGATCGCTGCTTAGATACTTACTTTCAAAATCAACAATGTTTTGGCGAACTTTAGGTGGCAAGAATTTAGTAACTTCATCAGGAAGGCTTTTAGCTCCAAGACGTACTGCGTCAACAGAGGCTTGAACCATTTCACCGCCATAAGCGATCATGGCAGCCCGTTTGATGCCGTTTAAAGGCGAGGTAAGGAACGGGAACACATCACGCCCAAACGCTGCCAAAGCTGGGTTCTTGCTGTTTCTAAGGGCGTTTACAGAATCAGCAACGTTAGCCAAAGGACCAGACAGTTCTTCTGTCAGGTTTACAGCTCTGGTCAAGTTAAGAATACGTTCCTCGTTGATTGAGTAACCAATGACGTTTTGATCAAAACCAGCTCGAACTGGCTGATACATATTCGACATCTCTTTATTAAGACCTTCTGAGATTGCCGAAGCACGGTCTGCTTGTTCAATCAAACCTTCAGCAATTTTGTTATCAACATCTTTAATTACCAAAGCTCTGACGTGAGCGTTAGCAAAGAGTGAGGTTGACATCTCATCAGCAGCAGCTGAGAGCTGGTTAAACAGCGTGAGGTTTACGTTCTCGCCACCTGGGTAATAGCTCTGTTTACCAACGCCAAGTCCACGAAGACCTGTTGTGGTAGCACCCATGATGTACTTACCAAACCAGCTCCGCTTATCCCAAGCTTCACCAGGCATGAAGTAATCATGAAACACCTTGGTAAAGACTCGTGCTTTATTGAGGGTGTCAAAGATTTTGTCATCACCCTCTGCTCGTTCCATAACGTAGTTAAAGAACGGAAGATTGATACGAGTTTGAGCAAGATCCTGAGAGATAGCTTCTTCACGCCTCAAACCGCCAGCACGACGCAGTTCATAAGCTGCATCAGCCACTTGAGCTGGGTCAGTAATCGCTTTGCCGTACACAAAACGGTTATAGGTGGCTTCTAAAGCTTCACCAATGACGTGACGGGTTTGAAGCAGCGTATCTGCAGCCAAGCTGGCTTCTTCAAGGGTTTCCTTAGCAAACTCAGTTTGACCAAGCCACTTAGCCATACGGCCAGTAATCGTGCCTCCAACTGCTTGACCAGTAAGTTCAAGAGCTGTTTCAGGGATTCCTTGGATAGGAATCGAGAACACAGTTGCTGGGTTACTAAGGGGAGAACCAACCTGCAGTCGAGCAAGAACTGCATCAGCAGTTACTTCAAGAGCATCAAGCTTTTCAAAATCACCTTGAGCTTCGTAGACCTTTTCAACAAAGTTATCAAGACCTTGAAGTTCCTCTTCAGTGAGATCTTCACCTTTACGAAGTTTGTTAAACAGTTCTCCGTACTTCTCTTCAAGATCTGCTTTAGCTGCTTTGCTCTTATCAGCTAGCAAGGAAGCAAAATCATCGTTGCTACCAAAGCTTGCTAGTTCTTGATTTAAACGGCTAAACAGAACCTTTGGATCAGTACGAGAGAAATCAAGACGAGCGCCTTTTGAAAACTGCCTGAGAGCGTTACCAACGCCGTACATCAGCTCGTTAAGAGCTTTTGCGTTGGCTACAAAGGTTTCAAAGTTAAGCCGGAAGTTATCAAGAGCAGTGATGCGATCAATCCCTGGTACTTCTTCGTTTCTAAGGATCTTCCGAAGATCACGGCTAGAAGCAAGTACTGCTGTAGCGTTTTCATCAAGTGCTGCTACTGGTACTTGAATCTTGTTGAGGTTGTTTTGAATATCCTTACCAAACTCAGCAGCTTCCAAGAAGAACGAGATTTGACGCAGCTGGTTGTTACCCCCAAGGAACGAAGCAAGAGTCCTCATGGACTTTGCATACTGCTGAGGAAGGATGAAGCTGCGATCAGCGGTATTAAACACAGCTTTGAGAGCTGCTGCGTTTTCAAAGTCTGAGGTGTACTTAACAGCGTTGGTGTTACGCAGTGCAGTAGCAGCTTTGTTAGCAGCCTCTTCAGAACCAGTTTTCTTGAAGACCCGATCCCACTCTTTGGCTACGTTATCCTTTGCACGAGTAAACCACTCAAGCTGTTCAATCGTGTCAGTGGGGTCTTGATAAATACCAAGGTCACGACGAGTCTCTTCAATGACTTCCTCACCACTACGAACTGCAGAACTACCAGCCCTGCTTTCGTTCATTACACGTTCAGCACCAAGGGTGTCAGTGTCAACGACAATTTCACCAGCATCAGTTTTGGTAACAGGAACCTCGTTTGCAACCGGTGCAGGAGCTTTAGGAGCTACCTGAGTGACTTCTTCAACAGCTTGAGGAGGCACTTCAACGCCCTCAGGGACGCGAGGAACAACAGGAGCTAGACCACCGTTGTCGATGACTTTGTTGTGAATTTCATCAACACGCTGAACAAACATCCGAGCAAAGTCAGGATTGATGTTGTCGCTAGCTACCGCAGCTTCAGCAGCGTTCAGGATGTCTTTGAGCTCTCCATAAGCCAAACCAAACGCATCGTTCAAGCTGTAGTCCGTATTGATCTCGTTAATACGATTCTCTTTAAACAGAATGTTGTTGTAATTCTGTAGATAACCAATACGCTCAGCGTTCAACTCATCCAGTTTGTCAACAAGAATACGAGCGTCGTTTAGAGCTGTACTGAATCCAGTAAACGCCGTTTTACTTTCAGCAACTTTTGCTTCAAGAGCGCTTAGTTTTGCAGCACGATCAAGCTCAACGTTATCTAGCTGTTGCAGTTTGGTTTGAAGCAGTTGGAGCTGTTGGAGACGCTCTGCAGCTTGAGCAGCCATCCGAACCTTAGTGCTGTTTTTAGTACGCTTACGGCCAGTACCAGTGGACTTATTAATCCAGTCAGGATCCGCTGCTGCAGCAGTTTCATAAGCTATCAAGCGCTCTTCAAGCATTTGCTGCTTTTTAACGATCTGTTCAGGAGTTTTGACACCAAGAACTGATTGCAACGAATCGATTTCAGCTTGAGTAGCAATACGATCTTGTCCAACATCAGGTACAGCTTTCAGCTCATCTTGAAGACGTTGGAGATCAGGAACAAGATCTTGTTGTTTTTGAAGATAAGCTTCAGCACCAGCACGAGCACCAAAAGCGACTTTTCCTACGTTTTCATCAATCTTCTTGTAGAGCTCACTAGTAACTGCACCTAGTTTGTCTTGAATAATCTCATTAGCTTTTACAAGACCATCAGCCTCAACTTCTTGACGCAGAACAGGAAGCGCTTCTTGAGTAGCCTCTTCAAGAGCTTGAGCAGCAGGAACGTTACTAGTAGCTTTGCTTAGAAACTTATTAGCCAGCATGAACGTACTACGGAGACCAGTGGTAAACGCAATGCCTTGGCTAACGTTTTTAAACTGCTCAAAAGCGTAGTTAAACTCTTCAGGAGTTGTAGCCCGAAGAACTTCTGCAGCACGGATACGTTCTTCAGGAGTTTGAAGCTTTTGAATCTCATCCAACTGCTTTGCAAGAGCAGCAGGAGGTTGAGGCATAAAGAACATTGCATCCTGAACGCTTTCAGGCAGCACGTCTTTAATTAAATAGGTAGCCATGACCCGAGCACCAGCTGCCAGGTCTTTGTTCTTCCAAATATCAACCAGTTTGTCTGCAGTTTGAACTGTTTTACCAGCAAGAGCAGTTGCTTTTGTCAGTTTGTTAACGCCAGCATCAAAAGCAATAGCAGCGCCAACGCTAGAGGCAAGCTGACCAATAGCAGTCTTTGGTTTGATGTTCTTCTTTACAAACTCACTGTCTTCACTGAACAAGCTACCGACAATAGGAGTTTGAGGTTTGATGCCATAGCTAAAGCCTTGAACATCACGTCCAGTTTTCTGTAAGGCATCAATAGCTGCTTCAGCGTTCTTTGCCTTTTGGACTTCTCGTTGCTTATCAGCTTCTAGAGAGCCGGTGGTCATAGGACCGCCTAAGAGACCCGCAGGAGCAGCCCCTTGGGTAACAGCACCGAGCTGCTCAGCTGCAGCAATAGGAGCGTTAACTACTTGACGAGGAATGTCAGCAACTACACGAGGAGCTTCTTGTCCAATGGTTTGGCCGCCACCAAAAGGTACAGGGATTTTCCCGATGGTTTCCCCAAGGCGCTTCATACCTTCGTAATAAAGGCCTGCAGGGCTGCTCTTTAAAAACTCTTTGAGATCAAAACCACGTTTAGGTTTCGGCTTGGCAGCAGGAGCAGCAGCAGGAGCTGGTTGAGCTTTGACAGGAGCTGGTGAGGCTTGACCCCACTCTTGTTGATACCGCTGCTGAGCCTCTTGGGGATCTTTAATGAAGACAGACTGACCGCTACGAGTGGGGATATAAGGCATTTGAAGGAAGAGCTACTAAGGGCGCTTCCTCCAAAATAATGGATATAACTAGAAATTGTTATCGGTTAGACCGAAATAGAGGCAAATAAGCACGGCGGACAAAATCGTTTTGAAGTTCTTGACCGTATTGATATTGCTGAGTCGCACCTTTAGAGCGGTACAACTGGATGTGAACGTGACCTGGATCGCCGCTACCAGTACTGGAATAACGAGGGTTGGAATCCATTGGTTGATCGTTTCCGCTCTTACCAATAGGCATCCCTCGGGTGATCCGCTGTCCAGAGGTGTAGTAAATGTCTGCTAGGTGGGAAAGACGCACTAGATCACCTTTACGGTATCCAGGGCCGTCAGAAGCGGCTTGGATAACTACACTGTTACCAAACCCACCTTTTTCATAACCAGCAGAAACAATGGTTCCAGTAACAGGAGCAGGAACTGGGTTAGAGATTTGACCGTTTTGACGCTGCAACACAAAGTCAACAGCACGGTTATCTGAATGGCTGTGGTGCCAGTTAGTAATAATAATGCTGCTATCCACAGGCTTAGTACCTCCTCCACCGTCAGCTACTCGAAGAGCTCCTTGAAGTTTGAGAGCGTTTTCACGGAACGTAGGCGGCACGTTTCCGTCATAGAACCTGCTGGCTTGCTTCTGGACAATTTCTCCAAGAGTAATTTTGTTACCAAAACCACGTTGGACGTTGATAAGACTGCGACGAGCAGAATCACTTAATTTGGTCAAATCTCCAGTAGACAACACTGCGTTGATTTCACCCATCTCAGTGCTGTTAAACACAAAATTGTTATCAAGATATTGACGAGCAGCTTTGGGGTTATTAGCAAACGTTGATTGAGCTACAGCAGCCCAAGCAGCACGGTTGTCAGTATCGTTGATGTTGATCTGCCAACGGCCATCAGAATCCTGTTTAGAGGATCCCAGTTTTGGTCCAGTAGTGACCTTTACGCCGATCTTGCCAGGCTCACTGATGTTGTAATAAGTATCAACATCGTTGTACTCAGGACGAGAGAAGAAGTTCTGTTTAGCTCTTTCTAAAATTTGAAGCTGAACAGCAGGGTTTGAAATATCCTCACCACGAGCTTGGGCTTTGTTCAATTCAGAACGGATGTAAATAGTTCCTTCTGCAGTAAGACGCTGCTTAGCTTCAAGAATGGCTTGATTAAGGTAACGCTTTTTCTGAGTGACGACTTCACCCTTTTCCTTTGCCATCATCTTGACAGCAGGATCTTGCTCAAAAGAACCCTTAAGGCTAGCTGTCAGGTTTTTCAGAATGCTTGTAGTAGCGCTTTTATACCCAGCATCACCAGCGTTACGACGGGCTTTACCAAACTCTGTGATGGCGTATCCAATCAGTTTGGTACCCTCAAGACGGCTACGAAGCTCACCAGAAAGCTCAGTTCTACCTTGAGCAATCTCATCAGCAATCTCGTTTTTAAGTAGAGCCTCCTGCTCCCCCGTCAAATCCTCAGTACGGAACGTATAAGTGTCATCAATAGCTTTGTCGTAATCGGCATAAGACATACCGACAGGCAGACTCATTTGCCGTCCAAGGGCTTTTAAACGCTGTCTTTGAGCCATTACTTGCTCATCAGTAGGCTCAGGGTTTTCTTGATAAAACCGTTGAGATTCAGTTTTGAGGTTTTCAGTAAGCTCCCTTCTAGCCCTGCTGTCAGCGCGATCTTCAGCAGCTGCAAAGGTCTCAGAGCGTTTGACAGCCTGTTGAGCACCAATCTCAAGCAGCTCTCGGAACGTCTGTCCTTTGCTGTTACGAAGTTTTAGAAGTTCTTGACCGTCTTTGGTTTTAATAGCAGCAAAAGAGTTTGCAATATTTGTAAAACCGTAGGCTTCACCAATGTCGTTATATTGATTGCCATCTAAATCGATAAAGAAACGACCAGCTTCTTTAAACATCAACTCATTAAACTCTTTCTCGGAGTAACCACGAACATCAACGTAATAAGCACGAGCATCGTCGTAACCCTGTTGAAGAGCCTGTTGACCAAGTACTAGTCCTGGCTTAGAACCAAAAGAACCTTTGATAAGAGCAGCACCAAGCTTGGCACCGCCGTATAGCTTATCAATAGCTGTTTGTTGATCTGTAGCTGCTCTACGTTCATAAGCTTTATTAGTTACATCTTGTTTAAGATCACGAAGAGTAGCACTGACAATTGGATCAATCTTGGCTGCTTTAAAAGCCTCAGGAACGTCTGCATAAGGCGCAGAAAGGCTTTGGACCTTTTCTGCCATTGCAGCAGCTCTTTGATCCTCAGGAAGCTCTGCAAGACGCTCTGCAGATTGCTTACCCCAAGCAGCAAGGTTTACAGCAATATCCTTACCACCAAGAGTTCCTTTGGTGTCGTAATAGAAGAAGTTAACCCAAGGGTTGCTTAGCTGGTTTTGACGAGCAGTTTCAAAGTCTCCTTTCTTCTTAAGTTGTTCAGTTTCATTAGCGTTAGCAAGAGAATCTCTATAAGCTGCCGCTTCAGAAGCAAAGATACGCTCTGCTTGTTGCTTCTTTTCTGCTTTGTAGTTTTCAAAAAGAGCCTTTGAACCACGATCAAAAACTCCGTTATCAGCTAAGAAGTTTTCAATGTTTCTAATGCCTTGTTCTGCTGCAGTATCCCGCTGATAACTAGCGGCATACATCAACTGACCTCCTACTTGTTGAGGAATAGCACTTGGTTGAGCAGGAGCTGGAAGAGCAGCAGGTTTTTCTGGTTGAGCTACCAGATCTCGAATCTGGCGTTGAGGCGTAATACCAAAGCTGCTAGTCATTAGGGGGACTCCTCAGGAGTAGTAGGTTCAGTTGCTGCTGGTTTAGTTCCAGAATACTGGGATTGCCCTGCAACAGTTTTAGGAGTTGGGGGCTGCATAGCTCTGTAGTTCAAATAAGAATCCAAACCAAGGGTTCCAATTTGAACTGCAAGGTTGGAAACACTAGGACCGCCAGCTGCTGTAGGTGGAACAGCTTGGATAGGCAGAGGTGCCATCGGTTTGACAGGATCAGCAATAGGTTGAGGCGTATAGAACTGAACCTGATTACTAGTGTTTTCACGAGCAACGTTAAGTGCCTCACCAGCTCTCACTTTGTCTGCAATCCTGTAACCACGAGTAATCTGACGGTTGCTGAGGTTAGCAAGATACTGTTGGTTGTACTGGTTTTGAAGACCAATCACAGAACGACCGACCTGCCCACCAGCAGCTTTCTTAGCAGCTGCTGCAACAGTTTGAGCTCGAATGTTTTCCAGTTCAATAGTTTCCTTTGCTTCCTCTTCATAGAAGCGACCTTCAAGGTCCGCTAACTGCCGCTCAAAGTTTTTAGTAGCAGCAGTGGTTACAGCGCCTTTATAGGCGGCTTGTTGCGCTGCGAGCTGCTCTTCGTATTGTCTACGTCGTTCAACGTAGTCAGACTCCCGATACCAAGAGTTAAGTTGTAGCTCGTAGTTACGGTAGTTCTGAGCGCTTTGGTCTGCGTAACGAGTCCAAAACTCTGCCTGAGCAGCAGCGTTAGCCCGTTCGGTTTCTAGCTTTTGATATTTATAGGAAGCAACGGCTCCCAAAGTGCCGAGACCAAATTGAGCAATACTAAGAATTGAAGGCAGATCAAAGATGCTTGATTTAGGCTTTACTGTTTCAGCCATTAGCCGTACTTCCTCGCAACGTCAAAATACAGACCAGTCCACTCAAGGGCAATGAACTTAGCCTGGTCGATGCTGTCGTTCACTAGCTCCACTGTAACTTGGTCGTTCTTGCTTTGAATATAGGCTCTGAATTTAGCCTCTTCAAATGGCTCTTCTTGGCTGATAACGATGTTTCCGTTAAGAGGATCTCGACGGTCAAACTCATAGGTAACTAGATCTCGATGCTTAGGTGTCACTTCAACAGTGAAGTATCTTGCATCGCTGTAATAAACATCAAGATATCGCAGCTGCAGACGACCAGTACGATTGCCAATAAAAGTGTTTTCGGTCGCTGTTCTGCTGTAAGGCATGAGCTGAGGCGGTCGATAGGTAAACGTAAATTGCTCACCAAAGACCCAAGAGCTGCTTGAAAAATCCCCAAGGCTATCGCAAACGAAACTAGTAACACCAGCCGGAACACTATTAGCCACGATCCAGCGCTTCTGAGATTCTGCTGCATCAGACGAATCAACCTTGATTACGGCAAACTGACTTGTGTTAACAGTACGGTAAGGCAAATTAACTGTGGTCTTATTTGTTGCAGCGTTGTAGCTGAACGTTACAGCACCCAGGTCAGTCGTAATGGAGCTAGAAAGCTGACGGTCCAACAGGAACAGATCGTTACTGGATTGAGGAGGTCTAGAAGCGTTAAGACCTTCAAGGTAGTACTCAGTCGTACCAGCGTTGTTGTAACTAGTCAGCTTGTAGAGAGTGCCCTCCACAAAGTCACACCAGTGAATGCTCTTATTAGGGAACGTCCAACGATGCCAAGCGTTCTGTCTGTTGGTCAGAGAGCCTCCAGAAGCCTCCCAGAAGAACTGATACACATACAAAGCATCGGAGTCGTCACGACTGAGAGCTACCAAATACTGGTCTGTACGGCTGACAGCCAACGAGTCAATGTTCTTAGGGATGTATTTAGGAACAGTTTCTGTGATGACTGCTGTTTGTCCCAGGTTGATACCAACAGTTCGGTCAGTAGTAATGAAGGTATGAAAACCAGTGAAGTCTCCTTCTTTAACAGGGAACAGAACCTGTGGACCCACTTGCTCAGGCTTTACATAGGGCTCCATACTGATGGAGCTAATACGGCCTACAGAGGCTGTCTCAGGAGAGAACGTAACGTTGTCACCAGAGTACAGACGGAACTGGTTCTCGTTTGAGAACAGTACAAGTTCGTCCTGCTGCTGCAACGCATAGTTCAACACAGCAACGTCGTTACTGACAGCTGTGAGGTCAATAGGATCGCTATCTACAACCTGTAGAGCTGACTGCTGCCAGAAGTTGTAATAGGCACCTGCTTCACTCAGGATGACGTTTTCACCACTAACGAATCCAAGACGGTTCTTAAAGAACACAATGTCGTTGATTCTGTTAGTTACAAACGAAGGTCCTGGTAGCTCATCTTCATCACCAGCAAGGCGATTAGTCCAACCAGGAATATCGATAGAAACAGTGCTGTCAGTATAAGTAGTGCCGCTAAAAGGTTGGAAAGTAAATCGCACAAGACCGCTTGCGTTTCGGTAGTAAACAAACGCATGAGGCATTGTGTTGTCATCGTACTGACCTCTAGTTCCCCAACCAGCAGATTCCTCCCACACACCTCGAGCAAAGTCACCGTTAGTTGTAGTGTTCTCAGCGTTAAAGGTTAGGTAGTACGAGCTTTGATCTGAAGAACCATCGGGAGCTACAAGGACTGTATAACCCTCCCAAGAGAACGGAGGAAGCTCAACGATGCTGGTCACCTGATTGGAGAAACCAGCCATCAAGGTGTTACCCCGAGCATCAGACGCGACGATGCTTTGGATAAACCTGTTGGCGTTAGCGCAAGTAATCAGAATTTGAGAGTCTTCAACCTCAAAGTTCAGCTCATTGTGCACGTCAACTTGATCAAGACCGTGACCAATGGTCAGCGTGGTAGAGCCGTTAGCAGTTGCGTTAACAGCTGTACCAGCCTCGTTGACCAGAGTAAAGGTCAGTGCAACTGTATCGACAGTACCAATAAAAGTGTTAGCAGGGATACCAGTACCAGTAATACGCTCTCCGCCATGAACTTGAACAATGTCTGTAGCTGTAACACTAGTGATAGTAGAGCTACCAATAGATGTTGAACCTGTAATGGTGTTGGTAAAGCTGACAAGTCTTTCTGCAATGTCAGCAGAACTAACAACGTTTGCGTCCCCTGCAGCGTTAGTAAGAGACGGCGTTAGGTAGTGGCCACTAATCTCATCGCCGTTATCAAGGGTGATATGAACGGCATACTCAGTGTCATAGTCAACTAGCTTGACCCAGACCTGAGCACGAGTAGGTCTGAAGTTGCTACTAATGTTACTGATGTTGTAACGAGTTAGCGTTTCTGTAGCGTCGTAACTAACTTCCTTTTGAACGTTTGTAATAAAGACATAATCTTGGAATGACGTAGCCCTAAACCGATCACGAGCCCTGCCAGATCCACGTAGGTACTCAAGATTGGCGGAGGTAATGTTTGAAAAAGACTGCTCAACAGGAACCACCTCAGGAAGAAGGCCACTAATAGGCTCAACGTTTGATACGCCAGTCACAAAGGTGAAATTAGATTCAACCGTTAACGTGACTCCAGTTGTCGTAGCAGTTGCGTTTTTGCTAAGAGTGATGCGAGAGCCAGCAGTATCAATATCAACAATGGTGGTATTAGCAGGAATACCTGTACCTGTTACTCCAGCTCCAACAAACAAATCTGTCATGGAGCTTACAGAAGCTACCACTGCAGATCCATTTGTTATGTTTCCAGTACGAGAAACAGTCCTACTGTCGTCTGCTGCAATCAAAATGAAACGTTCTGTACTGCTTCGGTTGTAAACATAAACCCAAGCTTCGTTCCATTTGATGGGTGCAGTCAGAGTCTGTCCACCAGCGTTCTGAGTCAACGTATCAACTCGTTTAACCGGCACAGAACCCAGACGCTTTTTAAGACCTTCCACAAGGTCACAAACGCCGTTGTCTAGGACTTTGGCAAAACCAGGAAGAACAAAGCTATCTGCTTGTTGGTTTACACCTTTGTTAAGTGGTCCAATGATTTGGCTAAAAAGTTCTCTAGACATTAGCGGCTCAGGATGTCAGGACCAAAATTAGTAATCACACGACCGCCGTACATATCGTCAGGGCCGCTAATAAAGTTATAGTTCTGAGCCATGTCTTCAGTACGCTTCAACGTTTGCAAAGCGTTTTGCTCATCCTCAGCTGTATAGCTTTCAATACTGGCAGAGGTCACAGCACGATTTGCAAACATCCGTGCCGCACGAATCATTATGTAACGACGGCCAGTTTCTGGAATGCTGTCCCAAGGAAGTTCTTCAATAATCTCAGCAACAAGATCACTGGTGTTACCAGTCGTTGCTACACCAATGCTGCTTCTCAGATCGTATGTATTCTTAACGCGATCAAAAAGCCTAAGACCGCGAAGAACAAACCTTTGTGAAGGATAGGTAAGCGGGTTAAACCGAACAGCCAAGGTGTTCCCAGGAAGTTGGGATTGACCTGTAGAAGCGTCCAGAGGAATGGAATCATAAAGCATCGTGTTCCAAGACCAGCCTGCTCCTTGGACCTCACGGCTGACTTCATCCAAGGTGCGCTCAGCAAGACTAGCGTCACCAGTTAGTGGTGGATTAAGAGAGTTGATCGGGGCTTCGCCAATAATGGCAAGAAGCGTGTTAACTGCACTGAGTTTACTGGTTGCCATTATCGCAATAAAAAGGGGGAAACATTTCTGCTTCCCCCATTGTATTGGTAATTAACTAGAACCTATTTATCAATAGGGGTTGCCGTCGTGCAGCAGGCTGACGCAGCACTCAGGACGCAGCACACCGTGACCCACGGCATAGCTAGCAACCATCATGGTGCTCTGAGTCATTGCTTTGTACTCAGAACCAGTCATCTGCATCGAGACGTCCTTCAGAGACACAGTACCCACAGCTTCTTTGGTGAAGCAGAGGCCGAAGCAGTTGGCGATGGAGGAGGTGTTACCCTGCTCATCCTGGTAGTAGTCATAGGTACCAGCAGCAGCCTGACCATCAGAGCCGTCGCGGCCATTGACGTAGTTAGGACGCTCACCACGGGTAACAGCAGACTGGTTGCTCAGACCAACGTAGGACTGACCAGAGGTATAGCTGTTAACACCCAGGTGGTTGCTGGTCAGCAGACGGAAGCCAGCCACAGAAGCAACTTTGTTGCCACCGATGGTGCCGTTAGAACCGCCGCCACCGTTGAAGTCAGTGTTGATGGCACGGTCGCTGTTCAGAACGTCGTAGTAAGCACCAGGGCTCAGAACGCAAGTACGGCCTTCCTTAGGAGCATCCTTCTCGTCCAGAGCTTGGCAAGCTTTGAACAGGTTCTCAACGATCAGATCGCCACGAGCGTTACGGTCAGCTGCAGCGTTCAGGTCGATACCAGAGAAGGAGGTACCACCAGGCATTTTGTTCAGAGTGAACAGGCGCTCGCCAACAGTGAAGGTGGCCGAAGAACCAGTACCAATCGAACCCAGGGGGTTGATGCCGAAGGTTGCTGCACCGTTGGTAGGAGCAGTGGTGATCACACCGTAAGCACCGGAATCTTCACCGTAAACAACTTCACCAACAGCCCAAGAGCCGAGCTCAGCGGTAGCGAAGTTAGCGCTCAGGGTGACAACGTTGGAAGCAGCGGAGACGAAAGTACCGCCAGCGATTTGGAAGTTGCGGGCTTCCCAATCCTTAACGCGACCGTCAGACTCAGAAGCAGCCAGAAGGGTGCGAGCCAGACGCTGGTCATAAGCACGAGCCAGGGCGCGGCCCAGTTCGGTGGAGTAGATGCTCCGCACGTCCCAATGAAGTTTTGCTTCATCCAGGTCGTAGATGGAAGCATCAGCGATCAGCAGGTCATCGATGGTGATGATCTTTTCGCCGATCATGCCTTTGTTACCTTGGCCGGTGATGAAGTCACCAGGACGGTGGTAGCGGCTAGTGAAGCGACCCGTGATCGGGAACGAAGCACTCTTACCAGAAGAGATGCTGCGCTTCATGGTCAGATCTTTGAAGATCGTCTCACGGTTGAACGTGGTCAGAACTTCGCCAGAGAAGATTTTCAGGAAGTTAGCGTTTTCACGCTCGTAGTTACCGGAGGCGGAACCAGCGTTATATTGAACGCCATTAAGTCCACCTAACCGGCTAAGAGATGCAAAGTCGGGCATCGTTAGTTAGTAGGTAGGAATGTTTAACTGCGCTCGCTTCGCACTGTTGTTATCGCCTCGGCGGCAACAATGTTTACGTTCGCTATTCAAATATTAACCCCTAGGACCAAGAACGTCGCTGCGAAGCAGTTTATCTTGGATGTCTTGGGTATAAGCAGGGTCTTGCAAATAGCGAGGATCGTTCATGGCAGCCATTACTTCTTGGCTTGAACGGAACACATCACTGCTGTTACCAGAGAGTTTCCCACCAATCAGATCAGGCTCGTAGCCAGAGTTTTCCTGGAACGCATAGTACAAAGACTGCAGTGCGTTACGAGCTCGGTAGTAATCACCGCTATTTACTTCGCGGTTGTAAGCCTCTAGCTCAGCACCATCGAGGTTTTCCCGAGCCCAGCTTTGAACAGATTCAAAAGCTTCTTGACCACCAATACTGTCCATAATGGTGGACTCTTCTTCTTGAGACAGAACAACAGGTTCTTGATCCTGTTCTTCTACGTCCTGTTCATCTTGAGCTTCGTCGTAACCAGAACGATTACCAAGCTTCTTCTCAAGCTCTTGATAAGCCTTCAGAAGGTCATCAGGGCTTTTGAATTTGCCACCGATCAGTTCGTCTTGAGCTTGCTGTTGCTCTTGTTGCTCAGCTTCTTGAAGAGCTTGAAGGTCTTGCTCGCTGTACGGTCCAGTTTCCTGAGACAGTACGCCCTCAGCGATGACTTCCATGATCAACCAATACGAACGGTCAGATCAGGATAAACCCAAACAGGACGCTTTGCCTTAGCAGCAGCAACGTACTGTTCGTAAACCTCAGGCTTTTTAGCCTTCAGTTCTTCAATGAGCAAATCCATTTTGGATTTAGGAGCTTCCTTTTTAGGAACTTCCTTTACTTCAGAAACCGGCTCCACCGCCAGTGGCTTCTTGGGCTGTCCGGATTGAGTCATTTTCAGCTTTAACTAGTGCGGCCTGTTTAGCAGGATCGTTGTTAGGATCTTGCGCGGCCATTTGTTGCTGCATCATCATAGCTTGTTGTTGTTCTTCTGCCATAAGATCTTCCTCACTCTTGATGAGTTTGTACGTATCAAGACCGTCAGAAGCAGCAAGACGAGTAATAAGCTCTCGGCTATTAACAAACTTTGCCATAGCTTCCGGTCCCAGAGTTCCGGCCAAGGTCTGTAGAAACTCAATGAGTTTGGCTTTGTCGTTACCACGACCGAGGGCGTCAAGACCGGTAGTGATCTGAGGTTTGACAACATCCTTAGGAAGACGAGGGAGACGACCTTGCCGCTCCATCATCGCCATCTTGCGGTTCACAAGAGGCAGTTGTAACTCAATTGAAAGGATCGAGTAAATACCGCCAAGACCTGCTTCCAGTTCCTGAGCCACCATACGGATCTCTTCAGCCGTCACACGGTCACGACCAGAAGCACCAGCTTGAATGGCACTGTTAAGAAGGAACGCAAAGCTCAGGCGCTGCTCGATCCGTGCAATGGTGTTGAGAGCAACCGTGAGATCTGCTTGCTTCTGCATCTGCAGAGGAGCCACGTCATTTGGGTTGCCTGCCACAATTGATCCATTGGCAGCCCGAGCAAGAGCGTCAGGACGAGTCGTGCCGTTTGGATTGCAGAGGAAGATGATCTTGGCTGCTGCTGCACTGCCTTCAACGATTGCTTTGCTGAGGTACTCAAGGCTCTTCAGGTCACCGAGTAGTTCTTCGCAGTAACCACGTCCATAGGCTTCGTGAGCCACACGGAACATACGAAGAGGAATCCAAGGGCTCTTATCAATAGGAACAGAA